TATCTAAAAGGTCATCCATTTAATTGTATAGTAAACAACTAGATATATTTATATTTCACCGCCCTTGGGCAGTTCTGGTGCCTCAGTAGCAGAGCCATCAATTTCAGGTTCCATCTGAGGTTTTCCTAAATCCATAGCTGCTGCATCTAAAGGTTGCCCAGTTTCAGGATCTACAGGTACAGTTGGATCAGGAATAACACCATCTTTAATTTCTTTCTTAATCAGTGCATCCTGCTCAAGAATCTCCACATCAGTCTGACGGAGAATCTTACGACGAACATAATCTTGAGAATAATACTTACCAATATAAGGTTCTGCTGTTGCTGCAAGAGTCAGTCTCTCATTCATGAGTTCTGCTTCTTTCAGTTCGGAGAAGTGATTATCATAGAGGAAGTCATATTGAATATGCTCACTCATCGACTCCCAATCATCAGGAGTAATGACGTTTTTAAGAATGAGTTGAGTCTTCAACATGTCATTAAACATATTGGAGAATCTCTTTCTCAAACGTGCAACAAACTTAGTAAATTTAAGTTCATCTCTCAGGATCTCAGAAGATCTCCCCAAGTTAAACCCACCTTCGCCATCCATTCGTGATGGAGGGACGTTAAGTGAACGGTAGAGTTTCTTTTTAAAATACTCAATATCAGTGATTTCACCCAGGTTTTGTCCGCCAGGGAGAGTGGTAATTTCGGTTCCTCTTCCACCTTCACGCCTTGGAAGCCAGAAGTCTTCAAGCATCGCCATGTACTTTTTGTCATCACGAATTTCTCCTGTGTTTGCATCATATACAAGTTTGTTGCGATAACGCATCATCACATCACGAAGATATTGTTCTGCCTTCATCTTAGGCAAATTACCAACATCGATGTAGAAGATTCTGCGTTCTGGAGCACGGGATAATCTATAGATGACCAGTGAATCCTCAATCATTCTAAGTTGATTGATGGATTTGATGGCTTTATGAAGATACGAGAGTGTTGATCCTTTGTTACGATCTACAAGACCAGATGTGCAATACGTGACTGCATCTCTTGCAATTTTAATTCCTTGACTTGCACCAGTTTGTGCTGGATTACCAGTTGGATAAACTGACTTTGGATTATAAATGAAATACTCATCAATTTCAGGGAAGTCATAATCCATAGGATTATCGCTTCTCAACTGAGAAATAGCACTTCCATCGTTCTTCTTTTTTCTTTGCTGCCTTACATAACGCATTTTCATGGCGTCGATGTAACGCAACTCTTGAATACCTTCTTCAGGTTTCTTCAAGTCGATAATTTTATGATAGTAAATACGCCCGTCAATATACCAATTTCTGTAAATTTCGTGCGCTTTTTTATCAAAATCTAAAAGGTCGAGAATATACTTGAACTCTTTACGAATCTTGGTTTTAATACCATCGCTGGCATTAAGATTTGAAAGTTCAATCTCTACTGGACTATCGTTGGAGTCTGAAACAACAGCTTCGTTAACAATATCTTCAATAGCACTATCCGTCTCTGGATGAAGTGCCATTTCACGATATCTTTTGATGAGATCAAATTCAGTGCGATATACACCTTCGATGTCTACATAAGAACCAAAAAAACCACTACTCATGTAGTGGTCAGACCCATCCTCATTATTAGGAGGAACGGGACTGACCGCTGATGGAGATAGTGGTTCTGTGTCCTCTATCGAGAACCCAAATAACTTACCCGACATTATTACAAATTTATTTGTCCCTTTTATTTAGGGCACCTCAATTATCAGTTTCCGCCGGCTGCTGGAGCTCCGTCAATTGTGTCATTAACACCCTTAGGTGCCCAATAATCGACTTGGAATTCAACAGTGAATTCTTCAATCGTATCAGCAGTATCGTATGAAAGATCGATAGCACTAATGTTGGTTGGGAAAATGCCGAAGAAGTCATAGGTGTATGCTGCTTCCAGACCAGAGTCAGATGTCTGACCTAAGTTAGAAGACTTTCTCTTCAACTGGGTAACAGTTGCGGTTGACTTATATGCCTGTGGATCTGCTTCACCAGATGCGTCAGCATATTGTGCAATAGCCTGCATCCAGTTTTGGAATGCAGTTCTAAGGTTGAAGTCAGTGTCGTTAATAACTGTAACTGTCCAGGTGTCGAATGTACGATCACCTGCAACCTTCATGATTCTTCCTCTGAAAGGAACGTCGATTGAAGCAACGTTCGATGCAGGAAGTTGAGCTGCTTTTACAAGAACTCTTGAATCTAACTGGGAGTCACTTCCAATATATTTGAAGAGACTGTTCTCAGGAATGTCAACCTCAAATAGATTGGGGCGTGCGCCGCCCCCATTAAGAGACTTCCTGATATCAGCGATTGTGTTGTACTGGGCCATTTTTTGATCCTCCTTTTGTTATTTAGATATCGTGATCAAACTCTACCAACTACTTCCTCAAAACTGACGCCAGTTCTGGTGGCGACGAATGTGAGGGTGACATAGTTGATGGACTTAGCAGGCTTCAGGAAGATGTCTGCTCTGAACTCATTATTATCAATAACATCTGGAGTGTTGTTGGTGGTATCACAAACAACCAGGAATCCGTAGAGACCTCTCTTCGCTTGAATATCGCGGAGATATGGTTCAACGATGTTTCTGAAGTTTGCTCTTGTGATATCATCATTCAGTTCAAAGAGTTGTGCTTGCGCTGCTCTCTCCAGGGCTTGCTCAACAGTGAGGAACAAGCGACGAACGTTGATTCTGTCAAAGGCGGATGCGTAACCAAGTGCGGTCTTATCTCCGAAGAGGATTGTTCCGATACCAGGTGTTGTGACGAAAGAGTTGATTCTCTGTGGATAGAGACGATCTCTTTGTGCCTTAGTTGGGTTGTATGCCAGTTTAACAGCGTTGTTGATAACACCGCGCTGCTGACCTGCAGGCGAGAACCATGGGAATGCAGTGATTCCGGTTCTACAAATCATTCCAGCAACGTCTGCGTTAGCAGGAACATAGCGGAACTGATTGTTGAATCTATCGTACTGATACTTATAACCCGAGTCAAATGCCGCGTAGGAGGAAGACGTGAGGGTTGAGAAGTAATCAATCAGATTATCGGTTTGGGTGTTTGTGTTAGTAACACCAACCAGATCTCCTCTGTGTGGTCCGACAAGAGCCATGCAGTCCTTTCTGCCAGTAGCAAGTGCAATCAGTTTATTTGCTTTTGCTTGAGACTGTTCCTTAGTGGAACATCCAGGACCCATGATCAGATAATCAACTTCGATCTCATCTTTGTTCTCGAAGAGGTTGTAGGAAGTGATCAAACTTGCGAGCGATGCACTCATTCCACCAGTTGCGGAATAATCTTTTCCTCCACCGAAGGTGTAAGAAACATTTCCAAGTGCGGAATACGTTGTGTTCTGTGCATCAAGGCCAAACAGACCATCTGTAGTTGAAACTGGCGTAAAGTCAGTTGAGAATCCGGTTGCTCTTGGATTGGTCAAGTAGTATGCATCAAGTGCTTCAGATGGGTTAGCACCAGCATAGATGTTATCAGAGAAGTCTTGAAGGTAATCCTTGTAGTAGATTCTCTGAGGAGCGTTGACATTAGAGATTGCGTCTCCAGCCTTAGAAAGGTTGGTGTGCTTCTCAATCAAGTTGCCCTTGATTCCAGTGATCGATCCCTTATCGTCAACTACAACGATGTGGATGCCGTCATTATAACCGTTTCTATCAGTTACATAGACGTTTGTTGTGGGTCTTGGAGCAATTGACTTCCAAGAAATCGTTGCGTTGGTGAGATCAAGGTTTTGCTGATCATACCAGTCAACTGCAGTCGTAGGAGTCATGGCAGATGCCATGAGACCAGTGCTATTAACACCTGAATTATTAACAAAATTCAGTGCAACAGATGTTCCGAATTGAGCACCATTAAATCCTTCTTGGTAATCAATTCTTGTTTCAGTTGAACCACCACCGACTGTTTCTACGCGAGAAACAACTTTAACGTCTACCTTACTGGCTCCTCCTGATGCATCGGTCGTAAGACCAACGATGATTCCTTTCAGGAATCCAGTGAATCCAGAGGTTGTACCAGCACCAGGAATGACCTGGTTATCGAGTGCTGCAGTAACACCGAATCCAATAGTTGCGCCGATGTTTGCAAGACTTGTGGTTGCGATACCAACAGTCTGATCTGCAAAGTCATCGATGTAGCAAACCTTCAGTCCGTTACCCCAGGTTCCAGGGTTCTTTGCTGCATATGTGAACGATGTATCAGATTCCTTATGGTTCTCTTGATAATCATCGTAGTTGTTAATTTTCAACGTGGTGGTTGATGCAATACCAACACCTGCGTTTGCGTTCACCATCAAGGTGTCGCTAGTATTTCCTGTTCTTACTACCTTAAGAACTCCTCCATAAGAGAGGTAGTTGGCAGCACTCATCCAATACTCATATTGAGTGTCAGTTGAAAGAGGCTTACCGAAGGTTGCAATCAGTTCTTGCTCAGTAGTAATATCAATTGGTTCATCAACAGGTCCAATTCTGAATGGTCCAGCAATTGCACCTATGTTATCTAAGACATTATCAGCTCTCCCTACTGTAAGGTCAACTTCCCTGACTAGTACGCCAGGAGATAATTGAGGAGTCGCCATGTTTCTCTCCGTGGATCTCAGTGTATCTCAAAATATTTATTAAAAGGCATGTTTTCACAGGGGAAACGTGACGTGAACTACCAATCTGGGTATTCCCATCGATTATCTGATTTTTTGTTTGCCATGATTCTTTTTATTGTACAGTCTTTACATTCATATGAATATGATGAGGCAACTGGTCCCCTGTCTTTTCTTGTTCTATAAAAGTCTTCTACTAAATTTTTTATCTCACCGCACGATCTACATTTTCTATCTTGTAAAAGAAGGTGCCCAAGTTTTATCTGACCATCTAAATCCATTAAGAAAGGTATTCCCACATATAAGATCTATCACCATATTCTGCCGTTGTCCATCTGTCTCCATCACCATCAACAAAACTATCTTCACCCAAACCATCATTTAAGAATCCAAATGGTGCCATGTCTTGTTCGATTTGATTCTTTTGCTCTTCATATAATCTCTTACGAACGTCTTGATCTGTCAACTCTTTAAAGTAGTCCATCTGGACCAACCAAGCATAGATGACAAGACACATGGCCAAGTCATCATTACAACCCTCTTCAGCCTCAAATGAGTTATGCTTTGAGATAAAGGTGGTGAGTTCTGAGATGATCTCGTAATCACTGAAAATAAGTTTATCTTCTTCAATAAGTGTCTTAAGGTTGAGTGATCCAACCTTCTTCACAGTCTTGGACATTTTCACACCAAGTTGTGTTTTTTTACCAGAGAATCCTTGACCAACAATCTGTCCTGCTCTACCTCTCATAGAACACATCAGTAGATTCTGATATTCAAGATCATACTGAAGAATACTTGCAACTTGATCTCCAATATCATTTACCTCACATAAGATAAAAGCACTATTGTAGTTCTTCGCCACCTCGTAGATGATATTGGGGAACAACATCGGTTTGATATCATTATTTCTATACTTTGCAACCACTTTATGTGGGAAAGTAGTAATGTCCACGACAACGAAGGCTGAATAATCTTCTCCAACTCCCCTTGCCACGTCAACTGTCATCACATA